TTTGTCATTCTTGGTTGAGACATAGGCGTTAAAGCTGGTTGAACACCTGTCTTATTAATTACAAAGAATGTATTTGTATAAGGATATTTTTCCTTACGTGATAATGGAAATTGTTGGTTGATAAAGTTACCAAACTGAGTAGCCATAGCACCAGCATTCCACATAGGATTATTGTTACCTTGTTTAACACTCATTTCACACGGAATAGAACCTACTGAATCCCATAAGAATAGCAAGTCATAAGGTAATTTACCTTTAGCTTGATCATTTAAAGTATCAGCTATAAAAGCAGAAACATCTTCAATTGTATTTAAAGATGATCTATCAACATAAATGAAGAATCCTTTATAGTTAATTACTTCGCCTGTTTCTTCATCAGGAACAGCATCTAATTCTAACCCCATTGTTTGAGCGTGAGCAAAGTCCCACTTCATCTCAGTAATGATGAATACAGGCAGTATGCCCATTTTTTGGGCACTAACTGCTGTTTCAATCATTAATGTAGTTTTACCAGTGTCAGAGCCTCCTCTAGCAATAGCAACATGGCCCATAGGAATACCAGGAATAGATAATGCATCTCGAACTGCAGGAGAGAATGGAATCCACTTCTGCTCTTTGAATTTAGTTGTTTCATCCAAGAATTTAGATTTCTTGTATGCATTAATATCAAAGGATTTTTTTAACGATTCAGATACTACTGATGTTAAGTTTTTTTCTTTGGACGTTGCCATTTTTAGTCATTGAAGAGTGAATCAAATTTGTCTGTTGCTGTTTCTTTAGGTTTTACATCTAAAGAGTAAGGTTGAATTGGAGCATTAATGTCCTTCAAAAAATCATCTTCATCATCAGTAGCGGCTACTGTTGGAGTTGATTCTGTTGTAGTTTCCTCTTCAGGGTTCAACCATTTTTGTAATACATCTTTCAATTGATCATAAGTATACTTACGATTAATAGCTAAAATGTCTGGTTGCTCGCTTAAAGCCTTACCTACTAATGCTGAATCCTCAGAAATAGGAGATGTTTTAGGTTTAATACGAAGAGTACATTTAATACCTTTTCTTCCTGCAATAACATCTTCGATCGCTTCAACTGTAAAGTCTCTACCGTCTGTAATGTCTGTAAAGTCACCATAATCTTCATCTGAAGCAATTCCCATTAATTGGTCATTTACTAACTTACCTACTTCCCATAAACGAACGCCCATACTCTCTTCACCGCGAACGATAACAGGAGCAAAATAACGTGTTTTAGGAGAAATTTTGTTAGCTAATTGCCAATCATCTTTATCAGCTGATTTACGTAATTTCTTAGCGAAATCAGTGATTGGATCCTCTTCGCCCCAATTGTTTAGAGCTAAAATTGGTCCTTTTGAGAAGCCATAGTGCATTTGAATTTCACGTAACGGCCATTCTTTACGGAATGAGTTCGGGATAATTCTGATTTGGTACTTACCTGGTTTTGGTTTCCAGAAAATTTTTGTGTAGTCGATTTTTTCACGACCTGCTGATTTGTTAGCATTAGCCTCAAGCTTCTGCTTTACGAATGATAAATCCATAACTTATTTATTTGTTTAAAATTAAATATACGATCTTAAAACCTGACAGCCAAAATTACTTATTAAAATCTATGATTTTATGTATTGCTGTATCTAATTTGCGTAGATTAGGTCCGTCTGTAAGTAATATACAGTTTTTGTAGTTGTTCCACTCAACCATAAAGTTCTTATCTAAATAACCATTATTTAATGTTTTGATAAGTGTATTTAAAGCGTTGATTGTATATAACGAGTTAGTTTCCTTCTTGCGATGTAATAGGATAGTATTAGCCATCGGTGCATCTGATGTGTTGCCCGAGTCAATATTATAAGTACACATTAATTCATCGCTCTGTGGTGATTCTAAGATGAAAATCTTATTGAATAGAATAGCGTAACGGCGATTTATTGTGTTTACTGTTTCTTCCAGATCCGCTGGGGATGTGAATGTACAGAAAAGCTTGTTCAAATCTAGTATAGTTTGTTCCATAATAAATATTTATAGTTTCTCCAAACCATGATACGTTTTACCTTGTTTAATGTTGACGGGGTAATCCAATATATTAACTATTTCTTGAATTAAACCTTTATCTTCGTTGCTATAATCAAATAAAAACGCATCGTAAGTATACAATACTAATTTTGTTTTTTTACCTTCTAATAAACTAAATACCAATTCTAATAATTCAACATTGGTTGATGTTTCTTTACTTTGAACTATATAATTAAATAACTTTGATCGAGTCATCTCAACGTCATTTATAAATATTTTATTCTTAGTCACTAAACGCTTTCCGTATTGGTACGTATCCCACATATCATCTGTATACTTAAGTACATCTTTAAAAAACGGTTTATTCTGATATTCAGACCAAACACCACCATATAATTGTTTAAATGTTAGTTCTTTAGCCTCTTGCTGTGTTACGCCTAGTAATTCACCTAATACATCGTATGTGTTTTTATCTTTAGGAAAATTAAATCCAATCATCTCACCGATTAATCGTGGATGATACCCCTGAAAGTCTAATTCGATAAATTTATCGTTTTCTGGACGATAACACATACGCTCGCTATTATCTTTATTTAATGCCGCAAAATTAATGCTATTAAACGTGTTAGATGGGCGGGACGTGGTTGTATATAAATTGTATTGAGTGTATATTTTACTGCGATTTAAATTGAATTGAGGGTTTGTTAACTTCCCCTGGTAATAATCAATGAAGCAGTTTTTATCGACCTTAATGCCGCTGATTTCGATATTATAAAACACATTTGCCGTGCGAAAATTATTAAATTGAAATGTTGTGTCGCTTAGTGTATATTGTTTAATAATAGGCAACGCCATGTTGAATATTGCCTCACACATTTCATAATGTTTACTAATTGGAATTAAACAGTTAACGTTAGACAACGTATTGTGCTTGCTATAGTAGTAGCTAATGCACGCGTTGTCTAACGATTTTATGTCAACAGGTTCGAGGAAATTTACGTCGAATAATTTATCTGAATTATTGTACCAGTGTAATGTTTGTTTTTTATCTAATACCCATATTTTATCTAATGTATCTAACCAATTAAATACTTCATTTTTAGATAATGAAAGTGATTCGTTATGATTTAAACACAGTATATATCCCTTCTTACTATCAAGTGGTCTAACATAGACTAAACTTAATTCAGTAAATGCAGGGTGAAAATTGTTATTAAGAGGGATAAACCTAACAAAACAATCCTCAAAGTCTAATTGTTGTAGTTGAGATGATTTCTCAATGATATAAAACATAACCTTTTTATTACACTAAATATAAGACTTATTCTGCGACTCCCAAAAATTGTTTTAAACCAGGCATCTTTTTTTCAGCTGCATTTAATTCAGAATCATTAAATACAGGATCTTGTCCTGGTATTTGTGTTTGTGTTATAGCAGCAGTTGTATGGTTTGGCTTTTTTGTTAAAACGTTAAATTGTTCTTCACTATTTACTTCTCCAAATTTGTATAACTCTGTAGGTTTTAATGCAATTAATACTCTAAAGAAATATCTTTTCTTTGTTGCTATTGTAGATGCATCTACTTGTACACTTGAAGCAGCATTTAAAGAATTAATATCAGCATCAGGATTAACTCCTATAACAGGAGTAAAACCTTGTTGGTTTGCTTGTTGTATTGATGCTAATACAGCGGCTTTATTTTTAACAGGATGAGAAGCAATTGTTGCTGCAGATCCTTGTTTAACACCTGCTAAAACATCATATAAAAGATCTTTTGAAGTATAGCTAGGTTTTTTAACAGATATTATTTCTTGAGGCTCTACATTAGGGTCATAAGTTTTCCCTGCATAATAACTATCGTTAATTAAGCTTTTATAATATGGTCCCGAAAAAGGTTTTTTATTACTTTTATAAACATACTCTCTTCCTGCTGAATAAAGTCCTGTTTTAAGTTTGCTTTCAATTCCCATAGATTATTCGTTAATTTAAAATTTAGGAAAGAATTGATTTGGATTTATTGCTTCTTCTGTACCAGTTTTTCTCATTTCAAAATGTAAATGAGGACCTGTAGAGGCACCGGTATTTCCTGAAATTCCTATTTGTTGTCCTCTTGTTACTACATCCCCTTTTTTTACATAATATTCTTTTAAATGCATATAAAGAGTAGTATAATTTGCTAAAGTACTTGTATGAGCAATTTTTACATAATTACCAGCCCCTTTATCTTGATAAGTAGCAGCTACTACAGTTCCGTCTTCAACAGCAAATACTGGAGTGCCTACTGGTACTCCTAAATCTATTCCTGGATGTATTTCACTTTTTCCTGAAATTGGATTTACTCTAGCAGATAAAGCGGGAGATTTAATAGTATATACTCCATCTATTGGATATGGTAATCCTGAAGGTGTTTTATCAGAAGCTATAGATATAGATGCTTGATTCGATTTTAAATTTATTTTAACTATATCTGTAAATTTTAATATACCTTTAGGTTCGCCTGTAATTATTTGTTGAGAATCTATAGTAGTAGTCCAATCTCCATTTTCAATTTTATGATCAATGCCTGTTACTACTTGTACTAATTTATATTCAGATGCTGATATTTTGTATCCTTTAGGTAGTAATTGTTGAGGTATTTTAAATAAATGACCTATAATTAATCCACCAATACCATCCATTGTAAGAGACATTTTTACAGGAATGATTGCTTTATTTTTAGTTTTTGAATATGTTATACCTTGAAAATAAGCAATAATATCTTTTAAAGCAGTTTTATAATTATAAGTTGGTTGATGAGGTGGTAGTGTTTTATCTTGTATAGGCTCTGCTTTAGAATTGTATGTATTAAAAAGTTGTGATAATGCATTAAAATTATTTGTTAAAACATTAGACACATTACTACTAGAAATATTAACATTAATAGAAGTAGGTGCTGCAACTTTTTTAGGCATAATTCTATCTTCTAACCCATCATTAAAATCAAGCATAGTATTATTTTGAGAAGCCTGATTACCACCTCCACCTATTTGAGATCCGAAAGCAATTAAATTAGCCTGATTAGGAAATATAAGTGATTGAAGATTATATGATCTTACAGTTCCTGAAGTATTAGACATTTCAATTTGAAATGCTGCACTTCCTGCTGTTTTTGAATCTACAGAATCAACATAATTAAGATCAATTATTCTAGGATGATTATCTATAGGGTCAACATGAATTTCAAAACTATTTACACCACCAATTGATTCTTGTACTTCTTTTAATACTTTTGTAATATAGTCATATATTTTTAATTCTTTTCCACCTCCAGCCATATTTTCAGCTAAAGCTTGTAACTTATTAATGTTTAAATATATATTATCTATAACTCCTAATTCATTTGACCAATCATCTTGATATCTAAATTCTTTTCCTCCTTTTGCTTTAAGATCATTTAAATAATCTATTTTAACTGAATTTCCATTAACATTAATACCAGAAGCCCAAATAGGATTAGTTACAATACATACTGATGGGTCAATAGATACTTGAAGAGGATGTGCTAAGCATAATAAAGACGATTGAGGTGATTCGTATATATTTGATTTAGTAGATATTTTAAGAAATGGAAATCTATTATCACCATTTTTATCAGCGTAATGTAGTATAATACGTTCATTTACTAAAGAAACAAATGATTCTAAAGTAATATAAGGTTGAATGTTAGATGGGGGTGATAAAAGATCTATAGTTGCTGGAGGGTTAGGTAATTTTAGCTCTAATACATATAAATCATAATTAGATTTTTTATTTAATGAAGGTACTGAAAATGCTGTAGGTTGAGAAGAGTTTGACTTATATTTATCAATACATGTTTTCTTTAACTCATAACACAATCCTGTTAAAATACCCTTAGAATAAGCTTGTGCTAATAAATCTCTTGCAAAACCTCCTGAGGCTGCATTTATTAAAGCTTGATTTATATTTTCTGTTGTTGGTGCTGTATATGTTGCTGGAGAATCATAGGTATGTCCTATTAATCCTTTATTGTTTACAATATTTCCTGTATCTAAGGCTACCCAATCTGCTCTTAATGATTCTAATATTTCACTAACTGATATAAGTGTTGTTGTACAATCATACCCACCATCCATTCTAGCAGTCCAGTTATAGTTTTTTACATAACCATAATGAGCATCATAGTTTCCAGAATAATATTTTGATTTTTCAAATAAATCTAAAAATATTTGTTCTCTATCATTTTTACCATTGCTAGCTTTACCATCTAATACACCATCATAAAATTCAATATTGTATTCAAGATGTGGAAGAACTTTACCAGTAGGATCAGTTTTAATAAAAGGCATCCAACCCCACTCTACTAATACAGTATAGCCAGGGCGCATATATAATAATTCTAAATCCTCTAATTGTTGAATATTATTACATGAAAAATGTACTGTTACCTCTCTTAATGAACCATATGCTGTTTTAGATTTAACATCTACAGATGTAATACCTGGCATTGGTTTAAGGCCTGCTGTACCTCCTGTATTATAAGGATTACCTGAAGGAGATGTGTTGCTATATGCTTTTGATTGATCACCAATACCTTTTCTTAGCTTTTTATTATTTAAAGTACCACCTAATAAAATATATTGTCTAGCTAAGGTATCTTTATCTTTTACATTAACACCAGATGTCATTCTTACCCAAGAATTACGAGAATTTAAGTATATAATATCCTCTGGTTTTTTTCTTTGAGCAGTTTCTTGTCTGGCTTTTATTTGATTTTGAACTTCTGGAGTAAATGTATTTCTAAATATTGACATAACATTATCTGGTTATATTATATTGGTTATATAATGATAAAACAGCGTTTAAATTTGTTGGTATACGAAGTTGTGTACCTGGTTGAGGAAATATTGATCCTTTAGTAACATTATTGTTAGCTATAGAAATTATCCACCATAAGGTACTATCACGGTAATAAGAATAGGCTAGAGTATCAAGTCTATCTCCTACAGTTGTAATAACATATTCATCTGTTGATGATAATGGTATGTTTGGGTAATATTTTTGTTTAAAAAATTGTTTGCCCGTTGTTGATGTTGTTTCTATAGTTGAATTATCGTAGCGATTCATAAATTATTTTTATTATCCTCCTGTTCTAAAATTTCCATTTATATCAATAAATTGAGTTGAATTTATTTTATTTCTTTGATTAATATCATTTATAGTACCTGCTGTTTCTACTCTTTGTTGTAACATTCTATTTCTTTCACTAACTGATGTTTCAGGAACGTCTATTTTTATATTCAATTGGTTATTACGTTTAAAATCAGATAATGATTGTAATGTTGCTTGATTAGTTTGAGCTGATTGGATATTTAAAAGTTTTGATGTAATATTTGATGCAGCAGGGCCTGAATCAAAATATTTGTTTTGTCTGTATTGGGGCAAATTAGAGTGTATAATAATAAAGCTAAATGTTGCTTTAATATACATTGCTAAACCTTCATCTATATCCCAAGATGAATCATCAGGTATTTCATAAGATAGACTAGTTAAAAGACCGTAGTCACCATTAATATGATTTCCTATATTTAATTGTATTAATACACCACCTAATAAATTATTTTCATTATAAGCACCCGCTGTTGTTGATGCTAATTGTCCTAATTTTTGGTATTTATCTAATAATTCTTCTTTTTTAAAGCAAGGTATATCTAAAGTAAACCCAATGTTACGTTTAAATTTACCATATGTGTAGAAGCTTTCTGATCGGCCTACATAATTGTATTCGTTCCAAGTGCCATCAAAATTATCCCTAAATCCTTTCATATATGCAGAAAGAGCAATTGGTTCTTCTTTTTGATCAAATGGATTTATAATTGTAAAAATGATTGATAAAATATTTTCATCAACTCTATTAAATACATTTTTTAAATTATCTAGATTATATTTAAAATCTTTAGCTCCTCTATTAATACTATGGTTTTTTGTTGATATTGAACCATTATATGATTTTTGAGTAATATTGGATTGTTTTTCTATTATATCTTGTAATTGAAGATATTTGCTTACAGTATTTGATGTAGTATAATTTACAGCAGAAGGAGTAGTTAATGTTCTACCTTCGTTACCAATATTATTTTTAACTAAAAAATCATCATTAGCAAAATTAGCTGTAAAGTAATCTTTTGATATTCCTAAATCTCCTGAATAATCAACTGTAGGCACCCCTGGTGCTGATCTTTCTTGAGTAGGTTGTGCATTAAATCCATTACTTGTTACATCAAAACGTCTAATAGTTGTTAATCCAACACCATATTTTGAGTTAGGACCTCCACTATATTGATCTATAATTAAATCAGGGGGTTGTAGTAATGGAGAATTTGGTAATAATGGGTTTGTACCTCTACCTATTAATGTATTAAATACATTTACAGCACCTAAAATAGCATTTGCAGTACCTAAAATAACATTTCCACTTCTAGGATCACTAATGCCTGGTTTAATTAATTTCTTTTTTAAAGCAAGTAATCTATTATTACCGTTTTTATTATTGTTATAAGCAACTGCTAAATACTTAGTATTATCATCTTGTACAGTTGATAAACCATGACGCTCAAAGTGAGTGCCAAATGCGGTTACTGGTATTTGTGCTAATGTGTTAGCTCCGCTATTATATAAACGAGTAGGGCCTGGAGTTAATTGATTAAAAGCATTAAATCCTAATGTTAGTAAATCTCCTAATAATCCAAATCCAGTTAAATTTACTTGTCTAGTTTCAAGTTTTGGATTAGTTAATTGTAATCCAATTTGACGAGAAATAAATAAAGGTCCTTTAGGTTTATCATTAAAGAATTTACTTATTCTTAATTTATCATTATTAGATGATTTAGTGGCTAAAGTCCATCCACCTCTAATATACCCATCATCAGAAGGACTAGTAGATAGCCTGTTAGGAATAGGCGCAGTGATGTATGGTTGACCACTGTTTCCATCCCCTTGACGGTCATGTCCATATTTAAGGGACTTAAGATCCGTTTTTAAATTTACTAGTTTTGAACCAATCATTTAACTATTTGCTTGGTGGTGTGTTAAGGTATGATCCTTGACCTGGTGTGTATTTGCTTTTTAAATTATCTAACTTTGATGGAGCTGGTTTCATTCCTTTAAGTCCATTAGTATTCCACTTAACATTAGGTGTGCCTGTTGTTGAATAAGTGTTATGCAATGAAGCTGGAGGAGTTGGGTCAACACCAAATGTAGCTGGTTTGCTACCTTTAAGGCTTAAAGCCATGTTTTTTAGATTTGATAAAATTCCTTTTGTTGCCATTGTATTGTTGTTTTATATAAATATTTAATTATTGTGTTTTATGCGGGTAGATATCCAGTAAACATATTCATTGCTGTACCTGTTTCTGAACGTTTACCTACCGCGGTAGCTATTGCTTTGCCATCTATATCAATAGTTGTATAAATAGGTGTATTTGCTAATGATATTATTGCTGTTCTAACCTCAGTCATAATATTAGTGATTGGGGTTAAATCTATATTACCCATCATCATATTATTATTAGTTGTTGATCTTATAACATTTGGTGAAATGGCTATTTTATCTGGGGATGCTGTTATTGTAGTTTGGCCAAATTTGTCTTGAATTTTATAAGGACCACTACCACCCATTTCACCATCTTGTATTGGGGTGGTAGGGGTATTTTGTGCTTCTTTTGTTTTATTAGCAGTTTCAATTTGTTTATTTGCAAAATATGATGCTAAAAGAGATGTTTGTGATTTTATAGATGATGGTGAAGGAGTAAGGGAAAGGAATTTACCTGTTGATACGATAGCATTAATAGAATCAGCTAAACTTTTTACAGCATCTACTATACTATCTAAAGCACCACTATCAACTATATTTGTAAATGTTTCTTTTGCTTTATCTAAAGCTATATTAAATTTTTCTTGAGCATCTAATGATTTTGAAGCAGCTTTAATTTCATCATCTGTTAATTTACCAGCAGCAATTCTATTAGCTAAATTTTCTTTACCAGCTGCTTTAAGTCTATCAATTGTTTTACCAGTTTCGGTACCAATAAATTTTTGATACATTAAAGAATCAGCTAATTGATCAACAGTCATACCTGCTGCTTTAGCAATCACCTGTTGGTGAATAGCAGACATGTTTTGAAACTCTTCTATTGAACCTACTTGTTTAAGTACCTCTGAAGTAGCACCAACATAGTCTTTTTGTAATGCTAATGATCTAGCTCTTTCAAGATTAAATCTTCTACCTAAAAAAACGCTTGCTTCTAATTCGTTACTTATTGATGATTCAAAATCTAATAATGAGTTAGATACTGATCTGGCTTCTTCTAAATTAATACCTAATTTGGCTGCTTGTAATACGGCATCAGTAAGTGCAGATAAATTACCTTTAAAATTTAAAAGTATTTGACCACTTGCTTTGGATACATCTTGTAGAATTTTTTTACCATTTGCTATCATTTTATTTTCATTAGCAAATGCAGCTATTCTTTCAAAAACTATATCTGTACCTTTATTACCTTCAGCATTATTAAGTGTAAAAGATTTATTTAAGTTAGCAGCTTCATCTTCAGATAAACCTATTTCTTTAGTTAATGCTACTTGATTATCTAAAGTTTCTTTAGAAAATAGAATTGTAAATTTAGATAAATTAGATAATTGAACTTGTGCTTCTATAAGATCTTTAGTAAGATTATATTGTGTTTTAACATCATTTGACATTGCCGCAAAATACTTTCTCATATCTTGAGCATCATCCTTAGATATAGATAAATTTTTAGCTAATGATGTTACTTGTTTATCAACATCAAACATAGCACCTACTAATGCTTTAATTCCTTTAACTGCTAACATTATTAAAGCTAAAGGACCCATAGCTTCCATTAAGCTATCTCCTAATACACTAGCTCCTGCTTGTAATTGTTCAAGACCATTCTTTTTACCATCAAAAGCATCTTTCATTGCTTTTTGAGCACCCTCTATATCTAACATATCCCCTATAATAGGGATTTTACCTAAACCTTTTAATAAACCTGAAGCAATACCACCTGCACTTCTTTCATATTCTCTCTCTTTTTTTAATCTTTCATCTAATAAATCATTAAATATCTTAATGTAATTATCGGCTTCATTTAATTTTTCTCCATTTTTACCAAGAAGATTTTCTAATTCTACATATTGTGCTATTTGTTTAGCTAAATTTTTATCTTTTGTTCTGTATCCTATTGATTCTATTTGATCAAAACTAAGATTTTTAAATCTACTTTTAATAGTTTCATCTAAAGCAGCTTTATTAGTTTTTAAATTAGAAACTTCAACTTTAGATTTTGTTTGTAAATTTATTAAATCTTTTTTATTTAATTTAGCAATATCTTCAGAATCATATCTTAATTTATCAGTTAATCCACCTAATGTTTTAAAACTTCTATTAATATTAGAAGATGTACTATCAAAACCTCTTAAATCATCTAAAGTATTTTTAAAGTATTTACTAAGATCGGAAAATGTTGTTTTTGCACTATCTAATTCTTTATTAATTTGCATTAATAGTTTTCTTAATTCATCCGCATTATCTCCTGCTTTAGTAAAAGCGTTAGCAACGTCATATCCAAAACCAGAGGTTTCTTTAAGCTTTTTGTTAGCCTCGTCAATTTGATCTTTTAGTTTTTGTATTTCTTCTGGTGTAGCCATAATTTAATATTACATCATATAAATATAAAAAGCGCCTATTTCTTAGGCGCCTTTGATGTATATGTTGGTTGTTTTGGAGCTATGTCGGGACGTGGTATATCTTTACTATTTTTATTTTTAAGCATATTTTGTTGTTTGCTCATTTCTTCTGCTTGTTTATTGTAATGTTCTTTTAATGTTTCAAAAGTAAATTTACGTAACCAAATAGGCATATTATATATAGTAAGCCAATCATAACCACCCTGTCCATTAAATACAATTTCATGTATTTGATTAAATAAGTATAATCTATAATCCTGCGTCAGGCCAAAAAAAGTTAAGACCAATTGGAATGTCTATGCCCTCCCCAACATAGTCTTCATCTTGAGGAATAAACTTCATATTAATATCTGGTTGGATTTGAGTATAGTGTTTACGTAATGCTCTAGCATCTGGTGCTAATAATGCATTGTCAACAAAGTCACGAATTGATTTAATTTCACGATCACCATTAACTGAAGTGATCATATATTTTAAACGTGTTGTTAAATCTGTTGAGCTATTTGGATTAACTTTTTGTAAACCTTTAATTTCAGCTTCAATTTTTTGTTCATCACCGTGTGTTAATAATTTAAATGTTACTGTATTACCTGAATTGGGTAAATTAAAAGTAAATTCATTTGTGCCCGCTTTAAATAAAGATTCATCAACTATTTTTTCAGTTAATTGTGTTAAGTCAACAACAACTTCTTTACCACCATATGTGATAGTATAATCTTTACCATATCCTAAAATACGAGCAGCAATTAATAATGCATTTTTATCACCAACTAATAGTTGATTATAATCAATATCAGTAACAATTAATTCTTTAAGTAATTTGTCTAATACTGTACCTTGACGGATATAGTTAGCGTTTGTAAGAATATCTTCATGTCTAGCAGTCATGTAACGCATTTCAATTTCACCTTTAGAAAGTGGTGATTCTTTAGGATACAATAAACCTTTAGAAGGTAATGTAACTGTTTCGGTTGGAATTTTAAATTCAGCCATATAACGTTTTTATTTGTGTATATATAAATATATGCAAAAAGAAAGCGTTAACCAAATAGGCTAACGCTTTTCTAATATTATTTTGTATATCTTAGAAGTTCAATACGCAATAGTCCATAGCGATTGTTGCTGTTAAGTTGATTGCTGCTTCACTAGACCAATCGTAATCACCAAAAGTAGCTGTTTTTACATAAGCACCTTTTACAATCCATTCGCCTATGATATCGCCTACTGGACCTAAAATATCTAATGTTAAGTCTTTTTTATAGAAATCAGAATACCCATCACGACCTGTTACTGATTCGTGAGCCAAACGAGCCCATTCCATTACGGCTTGTGCACCACTTGGAGTTACGGGATCATATAATTCTAAAGTCATATCATTCCATTTTACTTTACCTTTTACTTTACGGTAAACGTTGATATGATCTAATATGATTTCTCCTGCTTCAAAGCCAGGAGCGCTAGCTTTCTTAATAAGGTATGCTGGGATACCATCTATATACATAATGAAACGATTCTGAACTTTTGGTTCAAAAGCGGTAAACATTATCTCATTTGCGTCTAATACTGCCATTTTATGTTAAATTTTAATTGCTATTAATAAATATTGGAACCACATCCCCCTATGCAGGGAATGTAGCGCCTGTTGGTAATACGTTAAAGTTCAAGATTATAAATTCAGCAGTTTTTGTTGGTTGAATGTATATTTGACCTACTAATTGGTTTCTGTCGATTACATCAGCTGTATTGTTTGTATCATCCATTACAACTTTATAAGCATATAATCCTTGTCTTTGTACTACTGATTCTAAATAAGGGTTAACTTGAGCTAAGAATCTGTTTCTTGTAGCGTTTGTATTTTGTTCAAATACTAAGTTATTACTTACTGAACCAATATATCCTTTTAATGCGATTAATAAACGACGAACGTTTACTCTATCTAATGATGTAGCTCTACGTTGTAATGTCTTTTGACCAAATACTACAACACCTTCTCCAGGGAATGTAGCTAATGGGTTAACATTACCAGCATATAAAGTATCACGATCAGCTTGAGTTAATTTTCTTTCAGCTCTTAATACTGAAGGAACACCACCTCTGTTTAAACCAGCTGGTGCAAACCATTCAGCACCAACTTGATCGTTGAATGCTAATACACCACCCATTACTGTTGTAGATGGAGACCATACATTCTTACCTAAGTTTGAATTGTATAATTGAATCCAAGGGAAATATGCAGCTGAGTAGTTACTTGATTGACCAGCAGCTATACTTACAGCTTGGTTAACTGAAGTTCCATAAGCACCAATTGATAATGGAGCAAAGGCATCACCTCTAGCTTCTACAGTTGCAATAACGTTTGCAGCAGCAGTAGTATCTAAACCAACAGCTGGAACTAACAATACGTTAAATGAATATTCATCTTTATTTGTTAATAAAGTTAAAGCTGTAACGTAATCTGAAGATGCAAATCCTTCCATATTAGCAGGTGTAATATTTTCGTTCATTTTTTGTTCTGCAGTTGTTGCAGCAGCACCACCTGAAAATGAACCACCATATGAACCACTTCCTAATGCTGGTAAACCAGATGCATAAGAACCTGATTTATAATATCCACTGTTGTCAATTGAGTCAACTTGAGGGTTTGCTACAGATGCTACTCTTACATATTGAGAAGAGTTAGTATAAGAACCAGTAATGCTGATAAATGGATTACCATCAGTATCTACTGTGTAAACTGGTTTATTATCACCAATAACACGAGCAATGTAGTTAGGTAAATTTGGATCTAATGATAAGTTAGGGAAAGTTTCAATATAGTTCTTTTGAGCATCATTATCATTACCTGCACGAATAGCTAAGTTAAATGTACCACTACCAGTGTTTACATTTGTAACTTCCCAACGAACGTTAACTGAACTACCTGATGCTAAAGCACCGCCTGATAGGCTTGATGTATTGTTCATTTGGTTACCCCAAGATAATGTCTCAAGAGTAAATGATGCACTAGAGTTTGTAGAAGTAACACTTGCACTCGCATAGTTTGAAACGTTGTTAGTACCACTAATAACACGAGTTACTAATAATGTTCTACCACCGTTTTGAAAATATTCACGAGCTGCTATTGAAGTTAAATACTCGTAATAGTAACTACCACTTTTAAAAGTAGTACCGAATTTTGATTGGAATTCAGAGTATGAAGTTACGTAAGTTGGTACGAAAGGGCGACCCAATACTGTAGGACCTACAACAGCGGTTGCAGTACCTGCAATACCTCTTTGTACTAAACTTTGATCTGATTCATTCTTGAATACTCCAGGAGAGATAATTTTTTCTGCCATTTTTATGTTATTTTTGGAATTTTATTAGGATTGACCTAATAATAAATATCCAAAAACCATCATAAACCGCGAAAATATTATTGAGCTGGTGTTATTTCACCAGTTTCAGGATTTATTGCGCCATTACCATACACTGTTTGTAAAGTAGCAACTAATGCTGATTCTTTTTGCTCAATTGTTTCAAGATCTTTAATTAAACCTGCTTTATCGTCGCGTAATTTTGCGATTTGTTTTTCAAATGTCAAAATTTGCGTTTCAGCAACGCCAATTTCAAACACAGTTTGATTGTACTTTGATTGTAAATCTTTTACAGATTGTAATTCTTCAGGAGTTAATTGTGACATATACTTTATTTTTCCCATTTTTTGCCTGGGCAGGCGTTAGGTCCCGCAGGACTAAATACTTTTTTGTTTAACGGACATCCACATAAACCACACGTGTATAAATCTAATAACTTAGTATAAGTTTTATGTTCACACGTATCGCAAACGGATGTACGTTGCTCAGCTAATAGCTTTTGTGAAGGCGATGGGCTAGCCGCAGCTACCCACGCCTGAAATATTTCACTAAGCTTGTTCATCAGCTACAACCAATTTAAAGAATGTAGGATAGTTACCATCTGACTCAATGCTTTCTAATTCACTAAGATTTACTGGTTTGTACTCTAATTCTTTTTCTTCTTGTAGTAATGCGTTGAATTCTGTTTGAAATTCAATGAACTTTGGATTATTCTTACCATCAATGATTTTACCATCTTCATCTTTAACGATGTCAATGTACATTGGGATACTAATGTTTCCTGTTTCATCTGTTTCGCCGTGCTTTTTGATTAACTCTTCTTTAAGAGTTTCAACTGTTGTTTTCTCGGCAGCTACTTTCTTAGCCAATTCAGTTAACCAATATTTAGTTGTTAACTTTAATTTTTCAGCTAATAAACCAGCAGA